GCCCGTCTGGGACGACACGCCCTCCGGCTGGACCGTCGTATCATCCTGCCCAAACCCCGTCAGGCGGCTAATACCACGCCGATGGAAGATGAGCAGCGACGACCCGACCGACGCCAGCCCGATAATCTTCTCGTCCGCAAAGGTCCGCACCACAATCTGCCCACCCCCAGCGTGACCGAAGCTCGACCCATCGTTCAGCTTGGAGTAGAAGATAGAATCCGGATAGGTGCTATCCCCACACCCCCAGATGCGCTGGTTGTGGACTGTGATAAAGGTGGCCGTGTGCGCGGCCCCGCTGGTCTCCCGCACCATCGTGGTGCCATCCCAGTAGACCAGCTTGCCCCCATCGGCGATAAACACCGCGTCCGCGCCCGTGTGGTTGACAAACTCCGCAAACACCGGGGTTACGGTGGTGGACAGCGCAACGGTCGTCCGCGCCGTCCACGCCTGTGTCCCGATATTGGACAGCATGTTGATGGTGTACAGGGTGTTGCCAGCCACAGCGAGCCCCTGCACATCCCCATTGTCCCGGTTCCAGCTATAGCCCCCACGGACTGCCGCGCCCAAATTGGCGGTGGCGAGCGTGACGCTGCCGTACCGCTTGACCAACGCGCCGTACTCCGTCAGTCGGGCGTTCTGCGCGAGCCGCACCTGATTCGGCTGGAGCGCGATGTCGTCCGAGACGGTGTTCAGGCCACCGGCAAAGCTGCCTTGCCCGTCCCGAATCATCACCCGCCCCAATCCGACGCGATGTCCGAATAGGCCATGCGGGTCGGATAGATGGTCCGGCGACGAATCTCATCAAGGAAGTCCGCCCGCTCGGCATTTGCCATTTGCAAAAACGCATTGGCTGTCGGCATGCTCTCGCCACCCTTCATCAGCGACCGCGCTGCCGCTTCGTACACCAAGATGTTCTCGCTGTTCTCCGGCCAATCCACCGGGATGTCGCGCTTGTCCGTCGCGCCGACATTCACATAGTCCCGCAGGCTGGTCGGCTTGTAATTCACCACGACGTTGAGCGTCACCGCGCCAGTCGGTAGCACCTGATAGTTCTCTCCGGCCAAATAGAAGAACTTCCGCAGGTACGGCATGTACGACGAGGTCGTCGCCAGCGGCAAATCTTGATACCGCGCCTCGCTGTATTCGACATTCCCGTCGTTGACCGACAGAATGCGGAAGAAATTCTTCTGGGCGTTCCCCGAGCCGGTGTTCAAGGATGACAGCGGGAACGTGCCATCCGACGCCGTCGTGACGCTGATAGACTGGAAGCGGTAATAGGGCGCCGCCTGCAAGAGGCGACTCCACTCGGCGTCATACACATAGCTCAGCGTGTCCGACAACTCGTCGTCCGACCAGCGGTCGCTCTCGACCGCATCCATCAGCCGACGGGTTTGCGTGATGAGCTGATTAATCGTCAATGACGCCACGCCCCCTCCTACATGATAACGTGCCGCGTTCTGTTCCCGGACACGCGGTCATCCTTGGCCCCATAGCCCGACTCGGCAATGTCGGCCATCACCTCATTCACCTGCGAATCCTGCACCCCAGCCGCATTCCACCGCTCAAGGTCGAACAGCACCCGGTCCGCCTGTCGCTGGCTAAACGTCTGCAATGACCGCTCCAGATAGGCAGGCGCCTCATCCACCGAGCAATCTACTGGCAACCACCCCACAATGTCCGCCGCCCGCGACTCCGGGATGGCACCCGTCTGCACCTTCTCCCACCGCCGGTCCCCGTCTCGCCACCGACACTTAACCATCCAATGCTTGGCAAAGTCTGGGGTAAACTCCAGATACAGCCGGGGGTCCAGCGCCCGGAGCCGCCGCTGAATTTCCGGCGACGGCTCGGGGCTTCCGGAGGCGTTATACAGGATAACGCTCACCGGACTTACGCGAGGACGAACAGCTCGGTATTGACCATCAGGTCAACCGGCTGCGTGTCAATGGTCCCGCTCGTGATGACAAACTGCAGCGTGTCCCCGACATCAAGGGTCCGCTGGGCGTCCGTCAAGGTGGTAAGGAGCGGCACCGCCGTCCCTTCCTTCGAGGTCAACGTTTCAAGGTTCACGCTGTCCGTCAGCGCCACCGCCGCATTCGCCGACGCGTCATACTTCTGAAGCACGCCGGTCACCGCGCCAGCCGACGAAATCGGCGCCGTGAGAGCCGAGACCGTCGCCCGGGCAATCAGGCATTTTGCCGGATGCGACCCAAACTGGTACGTCACGCCGTTCGCCATCGTCGTCTGGCACCGCCCCACCAACAGCGTGGAGGCCACGCCAAACCGACCCGGCTTTGGAGCAAAGAAATTAAACATGGCAGTCCTCCATGGGGGGTGGGGTTACCCCCACCCCCGCACGGTCAGAGGTTAGACAACGTGGGTGTAGCGCTTCGTGTCGGTGTACCCGACGATGCTCCCGTGCGCGTTGCGCTGGAGGCACGCCAGATTCCCGTACCACGAGTAGGTCGTCTCGAACGCGTCGCGGCCCTGCAGCCAGCGCCACGGCCCGGCGCCCTCGAACTCCACGTAGCCCCAGTCCTTCGCATCCACCCACGAGAGCGAGGGGATGTGGAGGAGGTAGATGGTGCCAGCCGGGACATACGGGTCGGTGACGCAGGGAATGCCGCAAATCTCCACGGCGCGGTAGCCCCCCTTGATGGTCGTGGCAATCTCGTTCGCCGTGAAGCGACGCTGCGCCACCATCGACTCCATCAGGTTCTTCGCAATGCCCGGGGTCGTCATCAGGAGGAACTCCTGCGGACGCTTCGAGGCATCCTTGCCCGACCGGGCCGCGATGAGCTGGATGAGGTCCCAGATGTCCGACTCGGTCGGCTGGTTGGCATCCGGGGTGTCCGTGCCCGCCGTCATGCGGACCGCATCCCAAATGGCGTAGGTCGCGTTCGACAGCCCATGCAGGCTCTGATACGCCGCCGCATTGCCACGGTTGGTGATGTTGATGAGCCCGTTCATGGCGTTGCCGCCAGTCGGGTACGAATCCGACGCGTTCGACGTAATCTTGATAATCTTGTCCGACGCGGCCAGCGACGAAATGTTCGCGCTCACCGTCAGCGTCGCCGTGTCGCCAGAGTTCGTGATGTTCGTAATCTGGACGCGGCTGCCAGAGCGAATGGCGTTCGACCCATCGAGGACCGCGATGCTGTCGCCAATGGTGAGGAGCAGGCCACCCTGACCGGCGCCAGAAATGCCATAGGGCGAGGTCACATCGAACGTATTCGTCGGGCTCGCCGGGGACCCGGTGATAAGCGCCATCACACCGTCCGGCTTGTTGTGGAGCGCCTGCTGCATGAGCTGCGCGGACGCCTCACGAATCTCCTCCATCGTCTTCTTGGCGATGGTCTCGAACGCGGCCTCCTTGGAGCGCGTGCCAGCGAAAGCGAGGCCGTCAATCTGCCGGGTGGTGTACGCCCGGACGACGCCGACGTTCGCCTGCTTTTCGGTCGCGGTGGTGTCCGCCGGGAAATAGCCGCCGGACGAGAAGACGGCGCCAGCCGGACGGCCAACGACCACATCAAAGTACACGCCCTGACCACCCCAGCGCATGTTGCGCGGACCACCCGCCTTGGCGGTCTGGAGCTGGGCGAGGAGCGGGGTGACGAGGTTCTGGACCTTCATGCGATACTGGCTGTACACCTGCTTGAGCAGGCCAGTCAGCTCACTATCGCCGATAACAACGGGAGCGGGCATGATTCAATTCCTTATAGTTTGAGTGAGGCCAGCACCGTGCTGAGGGCATCTTCCTCAGCGTCCTCAATGGACATGCTGGACTTGGGCTTACTGGGTTTCGTGGCGCTGGTGCCCGACCGAACCGCCGGACGGACCGCCGACGCCGCACTCCGCTTGGCCTTGGCTGCGGCCACCTTCGCTGCCTCCGCCTCCTTCTCCGCCTTGGCCTTCTCGCCCTGATAGCGAGTGACCCGGGCGCTGTGCTTCTGCTCTGCCCATTCGCGCAGCACCGTCTCAATGTACTGCTCGACCTGCGGGTACAGGTCCGGCGGAACCACCCCATCGCGCATGACGGGGACGAGGGCCGCGCTGAACTGCGCCGTCACCTCATCCATCTCCACCTCGGGGAAGTCCGTGGCAATCCGCTCCAGCGCGGGCACCACCGACCCCGTGTAGAACCGCTCCGCCTGCGCCTGCTGGCGCTCCACCGCCTGCCGAGACTTCAGCTCCTTGACTTCCGACTCGGCACGCTCCACCCGCTTTTCCGGGGCATTCTCTTGCAGGTATCGCTCGCGGACCTTGAGGTACGCCTCCTCATCTTCCAGCAACCGGCGAAGCTGGTCCTCGCGGACCGACAACTGCTCGGTGATGGTTTCGACTTCGGACGCCATCTCTTCCTGCTTGGACAGCAGGGCCTGCTCGCGCTCCTGATTGTACACACCGAATTGGGCCAGTTTGACGACTTGGTCGAGCCGGTCCTTCCGCACCTTCCCGTTGGCCTTGTACTCGATGAGCAGCGCCGGGGGCTCCACCTCGTCCCCCTCATTGTCCTTCACGACAAACTCGGTGACCAGCTTGTCGGTGATGGTCGGCACGGCCACCATCCCTTCGGGCAGGGGCGGGACCTCCGCTTCCTCCTTTGGCTCTTCCGCCTCTTCCTCCGGAGTGTCATCGGGCTCGTCGGCACCAGCCTCAAGGTTCGAGTCGTCCTCGGCCTCGGGCTCCGGCGTATCGTCGGGCTCCTCTGCAGCGGTGTCACCGGTGAACTGCTTCATCACATCGGCGGTGACGTTGTCAATCTCCGTCGTGATGTCGTCCTGAAACTGTGCCATGGGCATCCTTACGAGATGGTCTGCGTCTCTCTGGCGCGCGCGGCCTGCTCGGCATCAGGGGTACCACCCAGAATCTGGGAGACAACCTGAGCGGCCCCAACGGGCGGGTTCGCAGCGGCGAGAGGGACTTGACCCTGTGGGAGGGCGGATGCATTAAGGGCCGCACCCGCTTCGCCCTGTCCGCCTTCCGGCATGCCACTCGGCATCCCGGGCATTGGACCCTGCTGTTGTGCCAGCTTCTGCTGGGCCTGCTGCGCCAGCATCATCCACCGCTCTTCCGCCGCCGCAATCACGTTTTGCGGGAGGTCGTCTTGGAGAATGATGTCGCGTTCCAATACATCCTGATGAATCGCTTCGTTGTCCTGCCACCGAATCGGGGGCACCGGCAAGCCACGCAAGATGGCATCGCTAATGCGCCGAGCCCGGGCTTCTTGGTCCTCATCCGGCGTGGCAATGTCACGGGTCACCGCAAACATTTGCCGCCGCCGGTACTCCTTCATATCAATTACGCCGGACTGCACCCAGTTGTCAAGCATGTAGAGCCGGAAACTGAGCGGCATCGGCATCATCGTCGCCGGTTCCACCTTGACATCAATCGACCCATCAAGGTCTTGCCCCGTAATATCCCGGGCAAGGTCGGGGCGCGACCGTCCGACCGTCCCGAGCGAACGTGGCAAATCATAGCCCCACGCCATAATAGCCAAGGCGACCTTGCACCAGTCGGTAAAGGCATTAGCCAGCGCCTGTACCGGCGGAGCAAACACCCGCTCTAGCTGCTCACGGCTGGCAATAATCGCCCGGCCCGATTCCCCGGTGACCTGCCCACGGCTCACCGCGTTATAGCCCGACGCGTCCTCAAACGCCGCCTTTTCTAGGGCCAGCGCCTCCTTGACATCGTTCCCGACCGAGAACCCATTAAACGGCTGGATGCTATCGGACAGCCCGCCAGCACCCTTGACCTCAATCATCGAGGTCACGCCGCCAAGGAACGTCTCGGTCACCACGGTATTGGGACGGGCAAAGAACCGTCCGCCGGAATTCACCCGGATGTTCTCGACCCACTTCGACAGCAGGGCGTTAATCCGCACCTGCGAATCAATCCATTGCTCCATCACAGGGCGGGGATAGTACGACGGGTCCGACGACCCATCGGGAATCCGCACCACCGGAATTACCCCGAACTGCAGGTCGGTATAGCCAAAGACGACCTTGTCGCCGACGACGACAACCTCCAGCCCCTCGGGCAGGATGTCAGGCTGGGGAGCTAAGTACACGGTGTAGCGCTCGGTCGTTTCTGTATCTCGCAGGCGCTCGCCTTCGCCAACCGTGGTATAACTTAGCACCCAGTCTTCGTTGAACTCCGACCCGCCCACCAGCACATCCTGATTGGCGTTGCCGGTGTACTGCATCGTATCCGACGCCTGTGCCCCGATATACCCCCACCGGGCTACAGCCTCGGCACTCGGAATCACATCCCGAATCACCATCCACGACGGGGGGACCGTGCTGGTCGCCTCCGGGCTGACTCGCACCTGCTCGACGCGAAGGACACGGCAATCAAGGTCGCCCATCGGCGCCGATTCCCCGTTCTCCCCTAGCCGCTCGTCCCATGGCCCCTTGTCTGGATTCCAAAACATGTGCCAGAATGAGACGCCATCGGTCTGCGCCCAGTATTCCGCCTCACGGGCCTTTGCCGCCATCTGCATCTGCTCGTACTGGAACTCGCACGCCAGTTGCCGGGCATACGCCTTGCGCTTGTCGTCCGGGTCCTGCGTGGCCGGAGAGATAGAAAAGCCGGGGCGCTGGTCGGTCAGAATCTGCAGGCGCTGGTCGAGCGCCTTGTCGATGAGATTGTAGACCACCCGGGCCGCTTCTTTGGGGCGGGGCGGTTCAGACCACGGCGCCCCATTGGAGGACGACACCCATTGATTGCCGGACCGCATCATGCGATTCCGCTGCACCAGATACATGTGCTTGGACACCGCCGCTCGCCGAGACGCCCACAGGCGGCGCGCCCACCGGGACCACGCCGCATCGTCCTGCTCGGTCAAGGGGTCCAGTAGGGGGAAGTCGTCCCCGTAGAGCGCCCGCATCATAGCCTTCTGCCGCTCGGCCTTGCTCACCCCATCGGGCTCCGGCTCGTTGGGCGCGACCTTGTCGTTCGGCGTCTCCTCCTCTTCCTCCGGCACTTCAATCAGCGCCGAAAGATTCAGCAGGGATGCGATATCGTCATCCATCGGAGGATTCGTCATTTACAGTCTCCCAATGCCCATAGCAGCCCGCACGCGGTTCCAGTCCTTCCATGTCTCATAACTCTGCTGAATGGCCCGTAATGCATCTTCCTGTGCCCATTGCTCGCTATGGGACATTGCATACGCCATCAAATCATCCGGCACAGCGACATCCTTCACCTGCGCCGATGGAAAGCGGTACGTCCACCAATCCCGGACCATTGCCTCTAGCCGGTACATGCCGTACACCGCCACGCCCGCCCAGAGCAGATGAATCACGAGGCTCACGCGGCATCCTCCGGCTCACTCACCAACTTGAGGCCCAGCCGGTCCAGCGCCACGAACGGCGGCTCCTCGGTGATGTCCTCGTCCACCAGCCCCGCCGCCAGCGCGTCCACGATGT